CCTTATCTTTCATAAGACTCAACACGTTACTTTTTTGTCCAGAGGTCAATGGACCACCATCTACACCAACAGCACTCACATAAACTCGTCCGTAATTAGGAGGTTGATTTTCCTCACCACCCCACACATTAGCACGAATTCCAGATTGACTGATTCCTGCTAAGTGATCGGATGCTGTCACATATCTACCCTGTGTTTGAAAGAACAGTGGGGCGTTCGTACGCACACTTTCAATATCTTCTACTTCTGATCCACCCACACCTGCTACAGTGGTTGTGATTACTGATACACCAGATGTATTGCTCACAAACTGAGCGATGTTATTACCATTTGAACCAGCGGTTTCAAAGTATTCGAATCGAACCAATGCTTGATTGTTAGGTTTTTTACCTACAAAGTTATCACCGAAGTAAACTGCGTACTTGCCTCGTGTGCTTGTTGTTAAGTAATAAATTTTAGATTCAGCGGTGACACCAGCGATACTGCCTGGTAAGTCCGTAATATTCGTATATTCACTCTCTTGTCCGTTACCATTATCAACATAAACTCTTAAAGTATTTGTATCAACATTCTGTGACGGAATTTCAAATTTTTGATGATTTATAGATGAATCGTACTGATAGAATCTATCATTTATCTGTTGACCTTGATATAACTCAATCTCTGTATCACCCGATACGCCGTATGATCTAACTGGGGTCCACTTTAGTCCACCACCAATGAAGAGATCGCCTGGTTTGAGATTTGTTGTTCCTCGCACAATAACTTGCGCCCTTGCACCTTTTGTCGATGCAGGAAGATATGACAAAGGTTTTGCATGGGAAAAAACGGATTCTGCTCTTTGTGCTGTATCGAGGAACCCTTCGTTCGCAATCATGTTTGCGTAATAACCATAGAGTGTAGAGTTATATGCTAACAAGTCCAGCAGTGCGGACATCGCAGATCCCTCGAAGTCATAATCATTGAATATTCCAGAACCTTGTAAATAATTTCCAAGGTCGGTTCTCAATTGACCAAACTCAAGATCTCCTAGTTTAATGAAAGGGCGATCCCCTTCGTATATCTCAACCATTACCCTACCCTCTCTGTGACTATTTTAATATCAACAGTTTCTACTGCTGATGAAGTTACTGATTTTAGACGATATAAAATTCTAACGTTTAGTGTATTTTCATCTCTAGTATCTAGAACTGAAACCTCATCAACAATAATTCGTGGTTCAAATAAATCGAGTTGTTCTTTTATCTCTTCCTCTAGTTGAAACATACCCACACCAGGCAAGTTAGATTCAAATGGATCAAAAAGAAAATTTCTTACACCTACACCGAAGTTAGTGTTAAATGGTTTTTCAAATTTGTTTGTAAGCACGATAGTCCTAACAGATTGTCTAATAGAGTCTGAGTCGAACACCCTAAGAACATCACCACTCAAACCCTGACTGACGTAAAACGGAGACGGTTTGAAAAAGAAGTTTAAGTCAGAATATAGTTTATCCTCAGTTGAACTTTTCGTTGCAACTTCACTACCCGTAAACCCTGAGTTTCTGACGTATACTGACATGGCTGATTCCTCTACTTATTTATATTCTTAAGATTGAACATATAAACCATCTCTTACACAAGTCATAATATTCGTGTGTCTTCCTCCCTTTTGGAAAGTATGCTTGATACCAACAATTAACCACTTACCATCTAAAATTGAGTATGCATCCGCACCAGGCTCTCGTCCAGTGATTCCCTCAATATTTACTGATGGTGCGTTTTTTAATTCAATAATCATACCAACCTCTAATCCAAAATCGCCTGGAACAGTAATCATTATCTCAGATGATCTTAATTGTGTTTCCTGTGCTTTTCGCAGCAGTGGAGTATTCAGGGGGGTGTTCCAAAAACGAACGTCTTTACTTGCAACATACTCCAGATACTCTGGATACTTTTCACCATAGTTTGGGAAGTTGCACTCAGTAACGTATTTAGGAAGAGTTTTTAATATTATATCAGGATCTACACAACCACAAACATCAGATGTAAACCCACCATCTGGCGGAATGACCAATCCAGTTTCTTCATCTACATCAGCCTCAGCACCGCAGACATATGATCCTGCAACATCTTGGTAGGGAGGTCTAGCATAATGATCCTTCACCGTAAAATCAGCAGGAGAGAATGTTACTCCCTGTTGTCCATGATCGATATCCATGAATTCTCTTTTATCGAATAGATCATCGTCTAACCAACCTTCCCACCACCATGTGTCTAGATCAGTTCCAACATACTCTTCTCCGAGTCTTTCACGAATTAATTCACATTCAAGTTTTAGATTTTCATTTATCTCAGTTCTTAAAAATTCACATATTGCTTTTGTATCGTCGCAACCATCCTCACTAATTTCTGTAATAGAACGAGTCTCACCCTCAAGATCTATAAATGTAGGAGGGGGACCAAAATCTGGTGGTGTAAAGTCCTCTTCATTATTCTCTGCTATTTTTTGTAAAGTATCAGTGATGTAATTTCTATACCTACACTCTCGATAGGCATCTTGAATTGATTTTATAAATTTTATTTGCTCTATAAGTTCATTTCTTAGTTCTTCGATTATGCGAAACTGATCTATATCTAAGTCTGTGTATGAATACCACGCATGTTTTGAATTACCTAAACCAAGATTAGCGGTGTATCGAAAACCATAACTGTCAAAATCATCTGTCAATACAGATGGTTCAGGTATCATAGGGTCGTCAAAATCCTCTTCTATAGAAACTGGAGGGTAATCTTCAACATGCTTAGTCTTACCCCAATCTTCTCGAATATCATAAGTTGCTCCTTGGGTTACAAACTTATCTTCGAGATCGTATCGATTGGTGCTATATTTTACATGCGGGACTCTATAAGATACGGGTTCGAGATCGTAATGACACTCCGCACGAACGGTTTCAAACGGTCGCTGTCTTTCGAGTGTAACATCATCGAGTCTGGTTTTTGATTCTTCTAATTCTTCGTATCCCATAGTTGCTCCTATTTATTTATGGTTCTCTTGGTCGTCCGCCATTATAGGGATTGCAAATTGATTCTTGACAATCTTCTGGTGGAGCATTCTCGTTTGCTTCGGGATAGTCTCTCCCTCGAACACAATGCGTTCCCCGATAGTGTCTCTCTGACAGGTCGATCTGACTTGTCATGTAATCAAATAATCCAAGACCTTCGGGTGATTGGATATCAGTGAATGCTGCAAGTCGTTCTTGATTTTGACCTCTACACGATGGATATTCATTATCCCAACCATCGGATTGCTGTATGGGCCACCCATCTTCTTCTGATGGTCCTGTGATACCATAGCGATTTAAGAATACTCTGTTACAACTGTTGGCTAACCACTCTCCCTCATCAAGAGGATAATATTCATTACTTGCCAGAGGTAGATCCTTTGATGGTAATGATGACACATAAAATTTTGTAAAGGCAACTTGCTCGTCTAAGTCATAATATAAAGGTTGACCAGTTTCCTCGTCAATAATAGGTTCTCCTTCTTCGTCTGTTATTGAATCGTATTCGTCTCGTATTTTTTCATACAAATTTCTCAAGACATATTCCCACGGAGGATATACACCTATATCATCACTGTAGTTACCGTGTGTGGGATCAAAGGAGAAATATATTTGTGCTGGATATGGATTGATCTTACCCGATGGTAATCTTTGTGGACCAAATCTTTCAACTATTTTATCAAACAAGTATTGAGTGATACCATCGTTTCTCTCTTCGAAATGATTCCAGTAAAAAGCAGGAGCATCTGGACTTTCTAGTTCTTCTTTGCTTAATTTTTTCCATCCTACAAAAGGCTCACTGTAACAATTTCTATCCTCTGTGCATAAAGGCTCTAGTTCTACAATCTGACACTCATCTTCGTCAGGACTTACTCCGTTTACGCACTCGATGTCATTCGCTGTGTAAACATGTTCAAACGGTAAATCAAAACATTGAGGAGGTTTTGGTGGACACGCTCTTGGTAAATCATCTAATCCACTTCCTAATCGACCATCCAAATCATTACAGTGTGAAAATCCTACTGGACCATCTGGTGCAGGGGTAACGTCGTTAGGTTCTCCATCGTCACCGATAAATTCATACTCAACACACTTTGCGATACATCTGTGACAATCACATTGACAAGTATCGGGTTCATATTCGTCATCTACACATGGCTTATCCACATCCACTTCGAAACCACAAGTATGATATTCACTACACCTCCATCCTGAGATTGGTCCAAAACCGAAACTGTTGTAAAAGGGACTCTGTATAAGATCTATATCTTCTGGTACTACATCACCTCCTACAGAATAAGGTTGACACGGGCCCTCACCTGCTTCACCATCACAAACTCTATATCGTTCAAACTCATCTCCAACACTCACCTTTCCCTCGTCAAGATACTCCTCTAAATTATAGAATCCCTCAGTTGGAAACTTCACAACGTAACTTGGTCTGCATAAACTTCTTGCTAAAAATTTTGCTGGATCTTCCCGTGGATCAACAATCGGAGGTGGATCAAAAGGATTGAAGACACTTGGATATAAGTCTTCATAGTCGTAAGCACAACAAAATTCTTTTTTCTTTTCTAAGAATGATTTAATATATTCTAAGACATACTCATTGACTTGTGTTTGATCTTCGAATACATCCTCTTCGTCTACATCGGAACCTCCTATGTCAATAGGAAAATCAATTCCTAATGACTCAAACAATTGTTGCCGATAACTAAAGATTAATTCATTAGTAACAGGATCTAGTATTACAGAAGCGAATATCCCCCCGAAGGAATATGATATAAAATCATCACAAAGGGGATAGTCTGTTGATGGACAATAAGGTGTCGGATAGAATGCTCTGCTTTTTCTGCAAGCACAACTATCACTACTCCACATTCCTCCTTCGGGGGAATCTACCTCATAACTATCGAGACTTATAATCCCACTGCTTAAATCACATAAATCTCCATATGTGTCACTATTTTCGCCTGGAGTTAAATTATCACAATCAATACAGTCACACATTCTTACGTTATCATTACACTCTCCATTTTTGCAGCATGAACCATAAGGATTGTATGGCTCAGGATCTCCACATACTGACTCCCCGTTTTGATGTCGCTCACCACACGGAAGATTTTTATAAACACCTCCAAATCTCCCACAACATGATTCTGGTATTGAATGGGCGCAACGTCCATTTATACAACATGTCCCACCTAACGATGGATCACCACCCTCTTCTGGGTCGGGTGGATTACAAATACTACTTATGTCGAAACAGTCATAATTTACGCAATCTGAATTGAAATAATCAAAAATACTTGAAGGCCCCTCAGGTCCAGTATAACAACAATCCCAGTTGTCAGGTTTTAAACAAGGGAGACTCCCTGGCGTTCCACAACCATCCCCGTAATCTCCTGGCCATGGGATTGTGTTGCAGTAAGTACCTACCCCTCCATATATCGTTCCACCTTGGTAGTTTTCGGCGGCTAATTGCAATCCTAACGATTCACATCCACTCTGTGACATAACTGAACAATATGTGACATTTTCCGATTCATACTCTGGTTTATAAAACGCACAACACCCGCCTGGACAAACCGTACAATGATCTCCACCAACTGTCAGACATGGCGCTAGTACGTTGCTTACGTCACAACCTTCTTGTATGGCTGCTGCATATTTCTCCGCATAAGATCTGCTGCATGCCGATCCTGAAGCACTAAAATCACAAACATCTTCTTCTTCTTCATCACATCTACAATCTACGTCCTCACATACAGTGTTATCTCCCTGCCATCTACCACCTATATCATCACAACTTAATGTTGCTGGGTTTGAGTCAGATTTTGTACGCTCACTACATCCACCCACTGTGCAGCATGCACCATAGATAGGATCTTCGCATCTTTCTTGACAAGGATCATCTTCGCACGATAGATCAACATCACAGAAAACATTACAAATCGACTCTGTTTGAGGCTCGTATTCTGGTGGATCTGAGCCTGGGATTATCTGCTCAATAAGTTCACCGTCTGGAGTTCTTCTATTTGTTCTTCTTTGATCTCCACAATTAGTGTCTTCTCCCTGAAACTCACCACCTAATTCATTACACTCTAATTCTGACGTATCATCTACGCAAAAGTCAGGAACATTCACTGGACTGTTACAGAAACAACAAGCACCCTCTTCATCGTTTGAAGATTCATCAATACATTCTGAATTACAAACCTCTAAATTCTGTGTGCAAACGTAATCCGTAACTGGTTGAACAAAAACCTCAAGTCCTACACGCACCAAACCCGTTTCTTCATCAACAAAATCATTATCGATAAAATATTTTTCAGCGTTAACTTTAGGATGTATTTCATCCTCGTCCTGAAGACAAAACGGTGAACAGGGTGTAGCGTAATTTTCTATAATAGGAACATCTGCGACAAGACTGGGAGGAATACCAGTCGGACCATAATGTATAAATGCTGCGACACCAATATCGTCACAACAGCACATGCGATGCATACTCATATATTATTCCTCTTCAGCGCCTTCTCGCGTTGTCTCATCCTTACAATCCTCGGTAGACTCACCATCACCACCTTCAACATCCTCTTCATCACACTCTCCATCCACTGCGTTCTCAGCAGTAAAGAAGTAATGAGGTTGATTATCTTCTGCGAAGTATACTTTCATATCAACGATAGGGAAAGACCCCAACACAGGAAAATCATCTAAATCTGTGGTTACACTTTCGAAAGTATCAAAACACTTCGCCCATTGTTCGATGACATTGTTTTTCATCGCAGGTTCATCACCACTTGGAGTGATTGGTTCACTTACTTCCAGTCCATCCTCATCTTGTTGCTCACGATTCACAACACGACAGAAAGAGCCTCGGATTGGTTGTATCTTCATACAACTATCTTCCCAAATTTCAGTGTCCAGTCGATAGCCTGGTGCTTCCCATCCTCTACGTTCCTCGTAATCATAGTAAGCATCATTACCTTGTTCCATAGTATTAAAGGCTGGTCGAGCAAAAATATTAACGTCACTGTACGGACCATTTAAAACAAAAGGATAAACACGAGTATCGTCCTCGTCATCAGGATCTTTTTCGTGAACGACCCATGATCGCAACCCACCACGTTCAATCGGTTTTACCAACCAGTTAGGTCTGTTTTTCTCATAATCAAAAGCAAGATAGACTTCGACCCATGCGTATCTCCACTCAGCAAATCCTTTTTCTATTTGTTGAAATCCGAAGATTGCAGCAGGAAAGTGATCTTTTTGTCTACAATTGATTCTAAAATAAACTGTTCCAATAGAATCACGATACCACCTTTTATACTTCTCAGCATCGGGTCGGGGTCTGTAAAACTTCATGGTATTTACTAAAGCACCAGAATTTTTTAATCTTAATGTATCTGTGTGTCGGATGACACTAAGATTTATAATTCTTCTTTTTTGATTTTCAGCAGTTGAGGTAACTCCACCTTTAAAAGTTGCAACAGGTTCTCCATCACCAATAAGTGACTCGATTGACTTAAAGTTATATGCACCATACTTATCTTGATAAAAGTAAAAGTTTACTGCGTTTGGATTCTCGCTGTGAATAGAATTTTCTGCAAGTTGAAACAACAACTCAAACGGTTTCTGTTCATCGTCTTTTCTAATGACAGGATATGCACCCTGAGCAGGTTTATAATAAACGCTATTACCTGTCTCTTCAATATTAGGTGTCTCGAAACCTAGTTGTGCCGCCTCGGTGACCTTCTCAACAAGTTCGCTAATTTTACCCTTAAAGTATGGATCTCCTTCTTCACCTGTAATTTCAAGATGTTGTGTAGTCTCATTATTCTCTAAGTAAGCGACATCAGCGAAAGACAAAGCATACGCTCTACCTTGAACTACACCGCCCTCATCACCGCTTAAATCAATCGGAAGTATGGAGTATATGCGAAAGTTACAGCAAAGATTTTTAACCCCATCGCCTACTGACTCAGGTGTTTCAAAAGTAAGTGAAATATACACTGGACCTTTATCAAGTTGCAGTTCTTCCGCCCATCCAGTGACATCAATAACTGATGCTGCACCACTTAAACAAGGATCGAACATATTTTCAAACAGTGATAAAGCATCTAAGGCTCCGTGTTTCAATAGGTCGTATTGACCTACATCGGTGAGTATGGACGCATCTGTTATATTTACATCAAATTGAGATACAATTTCTTCTGCCATATTAAAGAACTATTCTATTATCTACGGGGTTGATTGGAACTGCAAAACGACGATCCCTCACATCTTGGAATCTAGTGCTAAACTCTTTGATTGAATACTTATCTGAATTCAAGGCATCTCTAAACAATTTAAAAGCCTCAGACTTGAACTGAGGATCTAATAATCTTAACTTACCTCTGCTAATTGGAGATTCGAATCCTGTTTGAATATACACATCATCATTTACATCATCATTAGTAGTTGGATTATTTGTAGACGGAGGTGTGTAATAAACTGCTGCGTAGTCTTGGTCATAGGTGCTACCTACATCCGAACCTAAAAATCCATTTATGATTGTATTTGTATAATTGATTGGGTTCACGATGGGATCTCCGTTTGATCTTTTCACTGCACCTTCATTCGCTGACGCTCCAGCGATTTTAGTAGTTTTAATATTATACAAAGGAGATATCGGAAAACCAGTCTTTTTTGATTGGAATCCAACGAGTTTTTGATCTTCGGGTTGTTCGACTCTCTTTATCTTACCGATGACTTGGTTTGATCCTTGATTATCAAATGTCAAAACATGTTGATTTCCACGCAGTAAACTCTTAGCATTTGCATTGTTTGGAATTACTGTTGCTTTACGAAGTGTCTGATCCCACCGAGTAATTTTGTATACTGAATATTCACCATTATTTAATACGGGTTTGGGTAATTTTCTTACTTCACCAGATCGCACATAATCTTCAAAGGGTACACCTGCTGATGATGCAAGAATTAAAAAATCACCCTCTTTAAAATCCTGTGTTTCAGTTCCGCCAGTTTTTTCGAGATACACAGTCAGTTGTGATCCATAAAGATCTTCTATACCTCTGTCAAATCCAGTTCTTGGAAATTCACTAAAAGGATTGATTGTATTGGTAAACAAACAAACTAACCACCAATAGTCTTCAGTACCATAAACTTTTTTTGCGATAATATCTGGTGTGTCTCCGAACTCTATAAAATAATCGAAAGTTGGTCTATTCGTTTCCGCATAAGGTTGGAACAAAAAAGATACTCTACGAAATACGTCCAACATTTCGACACCATAGATATCCTCAAAAGGAAAGTCGTAATTAAGTTTTGGGAATTGTTCAAAAAACATATGTTTCCTTAATTTAAAGCCTCATGTCTTTGGTGTAAGAGATTTGTTTCGGTAAATGTCAAGTCTAAGTTTACAAAAGCAGGTTTTCCGTTTTTATACATGACAGGTTTTCCTGCACCACTAAAATTAACATTGAATCCAGTTAAAACACATTTTGCGGGAACACCCACACCCACAACCCTACCTTCTTTACCCTTTTGAAGAAAAGTTATTTTAAACTGATTCGGAACCGTAAATCGTGTGGACAATTCAGCACCCTCAAATATTTCCGAAGGATATGAATTCTTTCGAAAGGTGTTTACAATATTGTCTAATGCAACTGCATCAGAATTACTTGTTGCTGCTAACTCATATGAAAAACTATGAGTTCTAAAATTAGGAGCCTGGTACAGTTGCTCCTCCTGTGGATTTTGTACGGTTTGTGATATGATACCCATAGCGTTTTCAACCGCACTAGGTAATACATTTTCAGCGATTTGTGCAAGTCCACCAAAAATATCCGCAATTGATGTCGTGTCGCTCACATTTGAAATTGCGGCGATAATGCGACCATTTACAACTTTATACCTATGAGAGTTTCCCTCTTGAATTTGATTTGGTGCGTGAAGAAATATTTCATCAATTAGATCACCAAATCTATCTTTTGATTGAGTTTCATTTAATAGGTTACTAACAGGTCTAAAAATTTGAAACCTGACATACAATTCATTAGTGCTAAACTCTTCAATTGGAAAGTGGTATCTAGACATATTCGTTCTCCATACTATATATTACGTCATGGCTTACAAATCTAGATACAGACCTCAGAACGTTAACAAATACATGGGTGATCCACATAAAATTATCTGTAGATCCATGTGGGAGAGAAAGGTTTGTAAATACCTCGACTCAAATAAGAACATACTTCGCTGGTCGAGTGAAGAAATATCAATACCTTACTATTCAACTGTAGATCGAAAAATGAGAAGATACTACCCCGACTTTCTCATAGAAAAGAAGGGTAAGGAGAACGAAATCGATACGATTCTTATAGAAGTTAAACCGCTCAAGCAAACCATAAGACCAAAGCGAGGAAAGAAAACAAAAAAGTCATATCTAAACGAATGCATGACTTATGAAACTAACCTAGCAAAGTGGAAATATGCGAGAGAGTATTGTAAACAACGAGGCTGGAAATTCTTAATTCTTACAGAAAAGGATATCTTTAGTAATAAATAAAGTAGGGAGATGATATGACCACCGATCTGAGAACCATCACGGATAGAATCAATCAGTTTCAACTTGCAAGTCCTAGCAAGTTTAAGGTGCAGTTTTTTGGTGGACCCTCTGGGGTTAACCTTGGTTTTGACGGAGGAGATGCGAGCATCATCGTCGAAGACGTAACGATGCCTGGTAGAACTTTGTCAACGGTCGAGAGAAGAACCTTTGGACCTGTTCAGGAATTACCTTACGAAAGAACATTTGGTGGAGATATTGAGGTCGTGTTCAAATTGATGGGATCAAGTAATGATTCTTTTAATATAAGAGTCGCTATGGAAAAATGGATGGATGAGATTATCGGTGGAGGTCTTAGAGATACAAATACGGGTATGATCATGCAAGACAGAAAACAATATGTCTGCGATATGAGGATTCAAGTATTTTCACAGGACTTTAAAACTCCGTCATTATCCCTGAGATGTTTTGAAGTTTTTCCAAAAACAATAAACTCCATATCATTGAGTGATAATACAACAGACTCATATGTACGACAGTCGGTCAACTTCTCTTATAGAGATTATGAAATAGAATGAAAGGCAAATCATTATGAAATTATCAGGTTTATTAAAATCAGAAACACCCACCTATAGTTTAACGTTACCCATAACTCAACAAAAAGTAACCTACAGACCGTTTAGGGTGAAAGAGGAAAAGATATTACTTCTTGCCTTAGAGGAGGGGTCAGAGGAATCTTTACTTCGTGCAGGTATAAACTTGTTAGAATCCGTATGTGATAATATAGAGTCAGTCGGAGATTTACCCATTTGTGACTTCGAATATTTGTTTTTGAATATTCGTGCAAAATCGGTCGGAGAAGTTTGTGAACCAGCGATCAACTGTCCGCACACGGGTAAAAAATCGAAAGCAAAAGTTAATCTTCTTGAAATTAAGCCTCCAGACACTTCTAAAATTAAAGACCGTAAACTTAAGTTATCTGATAATGTTGGAATTACCATGAAATATCCGTGTATAAACTCGCTCCTAAATTCTGATAAGGTTGATACGCAAACTGATAAGTTAATTCAAACAATAGCACAGACCATTGAAGAAGTATGGACACCAGATGCATCATACAAAAGTGATGAGCATTCTCTTGAGGACATTGTTGAATTTGTAGAAGAGATGTCCACCGAAGACTTAACACAAATTATGGAATTTTGTGAATCAGTACCGTCCCTAACTCACACCGTAAAATACTTCATCATAGATGAGGAAAATCATACAAAGGAGGAATACGAGATTACGCTACGCGGACTGAAAGATTTTTTCAGTTAACCCTTTCTCACGCATCTCTGAGAACTCATTACGTTCTCAACTTTCAACTGATGCAGCATCATAACTGGTCACTTGAAGAAATAGAATCTATGATGCCATGGGAAAGGGAAGTTTATATTCTTCAATTGCAAAAATGGTTAGAAGATGAAAAGAAAAGAATTGAAGCAAGAAACTCTCGTATGAAACGATAATGGCAAAAAAGGTAAAAAAGTCTACATTTAAAATACACGCCTTTGTAGAACTAGGTGAGGGACGTATCAGTGCTGAAAACGCTGGTTTGTTTGATGACTTACTTGTTGTTGATAGCGTAAGACGTTTTGATGAGGAAAAAAGTAAGGTTATTTTTAAAACAACCAAACCAATGTCAAGAAAACAAGTTGACGAAATCGCTCAACGTTTTCTTGATGCGGGTGATGTCATAGAGATTGAAAAAATCGTTGACACAAAAGATTCTGTATTAAAAAGAACAAGAGATATTATTAGAAAAGGTGTGAAAGAAAGTATTGTTGGTCAGTTTAGAGCAATACCAGGCGTATCTTCTTTTCTTGAGGCAAAAAAACAAAGAGCAGAAGAAGAAAAATTCAAGCCCCGTACACCCGATGATGAGGGTGAAGCAGACGCTGATGGTGTTGGAGGTGGAGCCGTAGGGAATATAGGTGAAATTTCTAATATTCTACAAGATGGATTTTCAACTACACTTGATGCGATGATAGATGAGATACTTCCTCCAATTGTTCACATTGATGAACTATTAACTGACTACTTTGCGGGATTACCCACATCAGCAGAGGAAGCAGAAGAGAGAAGAGAGGCTAAAAGATTATCGAAAAAAGAAAGTGACGATAGAGAGGATGAATTAACGGCAGCGATGGGACTTGCAGGCGCAGGCGATGGTGATAGTAACACACTCGTTGAGGCATTAGGAGACGCAGCAGGAAGTATACTGGAGGGAACTCTTGTTGATGACGCGATTGCTGCTAGAATCGCTACCCGTGGACTTGGTAGGGGTGCTGCTGGTGCTGCTGCTAGGGGTGCTGCTGCTAGAGGTGCTGGTGCTGTCGCTGCTGGTGCTGCTGGAAGTGCTGCTGGAAGTGCGGCTGGTACTGCGGCATCTGCGGCTG